ACTGAAACGTCTGTAATGTGCCCGTCACGTACGCCCGCGAAAGCCTCTTCAGCGTGCATTGCTCGGCTGAACACCAGCGTTGCCGTCAGGTTGTCGTTGTTGACCGTGATTCCTCGCACGCTACCCAACTGGTCTTTGACGGAGTACCGATTGTGTGAATCCAGAAACGGAACCTGACGCGACTTCGGGAACTCCGCACCTTTTGACAGCAACACCTCCGGAACCATTTCCATGCGGCTCCAGTCGGGCATCAGCACCGGCGTTTCCGTGCTAATGACAGCTTCAACGCTACGTGATTCTTCATTGAAACTCGCGGCCCTGACTTCCAGCGAACGGAATCCCGGATCACTCACAGCCGTCGCTAATGATCGCTTACTCATGCCGTCACTCCTGCCGTTTCTTGTGCTGCCTGCTGCGCCTTCAACTGGTCGCCGCTGTCGACTCCCATGATGTTATTCACAACTTCTTGCGGAATACCCTTCTGTTCTGCGACTGCATAGATTTCAGCCACGTCATTCAGTACGTCACGCCAGTTCGTGTTGACCTTGCCGCACTCCATTTGCGGAGAACTTAGCCCGGCCTTGATTCGCGCCGCTGCGGCTTCAGCGTCGTCCCTCGGGTTGATTGACAACGCCACGGGACCCTGCCAATTGGCAACTGAAAACCGCCCCGGATTCGCCGTGAACTCTTCTGCTGACACAATGCCGTCGAAGAATCCAGACATTACACCGGCGCGAATTACGCTTTCGTAAATCGGCTGACAGAACGAAGACGAAAACCACTCTTGAACGTCATGCAGTTCCGGCCATGCGTCATTGTCTGCTGACCGCTCTGAACTGAATGAACTGTTGCGATAATCGCCTGTGATTGTGCTGGATTTCACGCCCGGAAACGCGGTCGCCGTGCTGCGTTGAAGGTGTTGCACAAACCCTTCCGGATTCATGTTCGGCTGACTCGGTGAATGTAGTTCAAACTTGCCGTCCTTGCCGACGTTCATGAGCATGGCAGGCTGCAGTTTCGTGACCGTGTTGCCGTCGCTATCGGTCAGGTCTGTTCCGTCTGCGGATGTTTGAACTGGCGATAACCCAGCATTCAAGCCGACTCGACTTGCCCCAGTCGGTTTTGCGTATGTGCCGACGATGCAAGCCGCCATCGCGGTTGCTTTCAGCACGTTGTAGTTCAGGTCGCCAGTGTCGCGAATGTTCAGGATTGCACTCGCAAACCACGGGACTCCCCTCAACTGGTCGATGTCTTCCTCAACAAACAGGTGCCCAATCTCAGCAACCAAAAACCGGCGAACGTTGCCAACCTGATTTGCCGCCGCGTAGGCTGGCTGAACTCGAATCCAGTAGGCAACTCGTTCGCCGTCCGGATTGATTTCCACGCCGCGAAAGATGCTGTTTCCTTCGGGCACCCGCTCGGATGTCAATTCAGATTCATCAGCAAATCGGCATGTATCAATAAGCTGCAACGCCATCGAAATTGGCAGGTCATGTTGTCGGCGTTTTCCGTCGTCGATCGCTCGCAATCGGTACGCACAATCACCGGACAGAATGACGCTTTTTAGTGCCAATTTTTGCAGTCCGGCGAACGTTGAACCGCCTTTGCCAGGCAGTCCCCGTGCGTCAAATCCGCTTTGAATTCTTGCCCACAACTCCTGAGCTTTCTGCCGAAACTCGACGGCGGGGGAACCGTCTTCGTTCATTGCCAACGATTCGGGATTCATGCCCCGCTTGCCGACGACTTTTGCCGTAATGCTGCGGACCACCTTGCGGGCAGACGGATTGTTTCGGTACAGGTCCCACGAATCAGCCCGCAGCGTGTCAATCGTCGCTCCACTGACCTCGTTTTCCTTGCTAACAATCCGCCGCTTTGCATTCAAGCGGTTGATCTTCGCCGCTTGATAGGGGCCGGCTGCCGCTCCGGTCAGTTGTGCAATCTGCTGCAGCGTCGCTCGTGCGGCCAGTCTACGGGCTCCGGCTTCCGGCGCAAAATATCCAACAACACGATCCAGCAGGTTCATACAGTTGGCTCCCCCATGCTTAACAGGGTGGCCATGCCGCCGCCGGATTGTCCGTTGCTGATCTCGTCCATGAGTTCCTGACGAAACTTTCGCAACTCAGACAACTGAGCCATCACCTTCTGCCGTCCGGCCACAGAATAACTCTGTGCCGTCAGGCAATTGGCGATAGCCGTGTTCACTTGTGTTAATAATGCGGTTGCGTCCATGCTGCAAATCATGCAGCAATCAGCCACAAACACACTACCAACACTACCAATTAGCGCTGTCCGTCAATGAAAACCTGTTTGTGTTCGACGACGACGGAAGACAGAACTACGCGAACGCTCCAGGTATGCCCGCAGGGAAACCCGTCCGGCTTGTTCGACTTGCAGCAACGATAGTACCGCGTTTGGCCTTGTGTTGAATATGCCACGCCGTAGCCGCCTTTTCCCTCATGGCAGACTGGACATTTGCGATAGTCCTCAATCCGTCGCTCAGGCTCCGGCGTTGTCGCTGGTTGTTTCTGCTCCGGCTGTCGCTTGTTGTTGCTGTTCGGCTTAGTCATGCCACCCCCTACCGTCTGGACGTGTCTCACCTGCATTGATGACGCTCCGTTTCGTTTTGACTTCTGACCGTGCTGGGAATCCGCCGTTCTCATCGGCGTAGCATACCGCCAACGCCAGCCCGTAGCGAATTGCATCACGAAAATCGTTCGCCGCGTTTTCGTCTTTTTTCACCCACAACAGCTTAGCGTTGCCTCGGCTGTCGATTCTGTCGTCAATGGTCGCGTTGCACAATTGTTCCAGGAATTCGCCGTCACGATCGGCCCCCGCGCACAACGTCAACGACTCAGGTTCACCCGGTGCCCGGTCGTCAATCCGTGCTTGCAGATCCGTTTCCCAGTAGTCGGTTGCGACGGTAAACAGCAGTTGCCCTGAGTGGTCGCCATCCTGAACGGCATTCAGCTTGTAAGGCTTGCCGCTCAGGTCAGTATTCGCCCCTTTGCAGGGCACCATTCCCGGATGTCGATTGCAAAAATCGTAGGTGGCTTTTGTGTCCCATCCTGAGTCCGCGGAAACCGCCCGCGGCATGATGTCGTTGCCGCCGTCCGCGTGCGTGTAGCCGCGTTCAACGACGTTCGACCAAACCTCATCCAGCGTCAGACTCAAACCGTAATCCACGACGTGCGAACGCCAGTCAGTTCCGTGTGCCATGACCACCCACAGCCGAAATCCGCCGTCTGCCGCCTGTTGGTCGATCGTCACCGTCAATAATCGCCCCCAATCCGGGCAAACACCCCGCGGAATCGACGATTTTAGGCGTTCCCCCACTCGTTCCGGCGTCGATTTTGACCGTCGCGGCTCCCATGTCTCGCCCTTGTCTTCGTTGATCCATTGCCGCAATTTTGCCGGATTTTTGCATTTTCCGACGAAATCAGCCGCTATTTGCCCCCAACCATGGAAAAGAGCGTAAAAAACGCTGATTTGACAGCCGTAATCGGTCCCCCAGCGGCTCGGTTCGCCTCGCATCCATGACAGATCATCAGGGGCGTAGTCCCTCGCATCCATTGCTTTGTCGTGATCCGGCTCGCATCCTGCCGGAATCCAGACGCCTCTCATAACCATTTGCGGCCTGTGCATGTCGGATATGTGCCCCTCACAGTACCGGCAAACGTAGTAGGCTGTCTTTCGCGCCAGCTCCCGGTCTGATTGCCCGCTCGGCAGCTTCTCAAAAAAAATCCCACCGGGCTTTTCGCCGTCTCCGAATTCGATCGTTTGAAATTTGCTGCACAGCGGACAGGGCACCCAGTACCGATGATAGGTGGACTGCAAAAGCCCGGCCTCAACGCTACTTTTCCCCCTCACGCTCGGCGTCGATTCCAGCACGAACTTTCGGTCAGGGTATTCGGCCCCGCGTTTGCGAAATCGCTCAAGAGGATCGCCTTCGGTCGATGTGATTTCCTGAACCCACTTGTCGATCTCGTTCCCGTGCCCGGTTCTGATCGACTTGTCGGCAAGTCGGCTCTTGCCACGCGGCCAGGCACCATGACATACTGACCGCCGCAACTGGATTCTGGACTTCGATTGCCTTTGCGGAATAGGGGCCTGATCGCGTAGCCGTGGGCAGTTCTCGATCATCTTCCACAATCGCCCGAACACCGCTTTACAGTTCGTCTCGTCCGGCGTTGCAAACATCGTTTCTTCTGGTCGCTGGTCCATGCCACGCATCAACATGGCCAGCCCGAAGTTGGTCTTGAACATTCGTGCGGCCCATTGCAGCCAGATCGTTCTGAATTGCTGTGAGTCGTATGCCCAACACGGTCCTTGCGGAGCTGTCACCCACGGGACCATCGATTCATCAAACGCCCGACCTGTGATGTCGTAGAAGTTCGCGCGTAACCAATCCGCCGCGGATTCAGGAATCCGCGGTCGCATCATCTCGCGACACACTTCGACCACCAACCGGCTCAAATCAGGTCCCCTAACGAATCAACGAATTCCTTTTGAATGATCCGGATTTCCTGTTCAACCCTGTCCTTTGTTGTCGCCTTCAGATCCGCAGGAACCAGCGTTGTCACCCGATCGGCAACACCCGTCAGACGTGCGGCCAGACGACTCCACAGCAGAGCCATATCCCGTTCAACCTCTTCCCGCTCAATCAGCAGTCCCCGCTTTTGAGCGTTTTCCATCGCTCGCTTTTCGTTCACCAGCTTGATCGACTCAAGATCCGCCTGACGCTTCGCATCCAGCACCGAACTGCCTGCCAGTTTCGCGATTCGCCATTGAACGATATCCCGCAGCGGATATTTGCCGTCAGCCCCAGGCATGGGAGGCGATTCAATTCGCCATTGCTTCACGGTCTGGACTGCCAACCCGAAAAACTCAGCCACTTCTGCCAACGTTCGGCAGGTCCATTTGTCCCGCGTCTTTTCGGCCTGCTCCTGTTCTGCCAGCAGTTCCTCAATCGCCTGCAGATCCTCCGGTGACTCAGCTGAGGCGAGCAATTCGGTCAGATAGTTCGCGTCGTTTTTGCTCAAGTGCGGTCTCCGGCTTGTCCCCTGTCATGTGGATGTGCTGATGTGCAACCAGTACCGGCGTCGGTGAATTCTGCTCATTCATTGCAATCAGCACCCGCGCGGCAGCCACCTTCTCCCGGTTGCTGCCTTTGCTGAGAATCTGCCCGATAACCAGCCCGGCCTTCTCAAATAATTGGTCCGGAATCTGCCAGCCCTTGCGGATCGCCGATTCGATTTGCCGCAGGTCCCCGCGTGTGTGCTTTGGATCGGTCAGGAGTTCGGTTGTCATTGTTGTTCCTCCGATGTCTGGCGGCCCCAATTGACCGCCAGACTGATGATTGCAACGTCACGCATATTGTGGCACGCGTGGGATTGGATACTCCCTGACAATACGCCCATCTAACTCAATGCCAAGTTCCGTCCGCCATCCGGCTGATTGCTTATGGAAAAACGCTGTGCCGTTTTCGCTGCACTTGCGGTGCATGACGCGTGCCCAGTCTTTATCTTCAGACCGAAACTTTGGCCCGCTTTCGCCGCCGTAGATGACCCAATCAATGCCGGTCAAATCCAGATCATCCAGCGGTCCAATTGCTGGCTCATACGAAATGAATCGCACTGCTGCGGGAATGACTCGCAAATGATCTGCTCGCCATGCCACTCGCATATCTTCAATTGACGTTCCCAGCCAGACATGCGGCCATCCCTCGCTGCCCCAGTCATCCGGCAGGTTGTCGGCTATTCGCTCCGGTCGTTTTGTCAGGATTTGCCAATCCAGATTCCGGCATTGCCTGACCAGATCCCACAAACGCGGACGCGTCTGGTTCGCCACGGAATGATCTTCGAACACGTCGCACAGGCTCGCGCAGAATACCCGCTTTCGTGGCTCGCTCCCATATGCCGCGGCATTCCATTGCCTGACATTCTGCCACGGCGCCTTCGTGACCTGTCGCGTCGTTGTTCCCGCCGGTCCCCACAGGTGCAGGCCCATGCGGTTTCTTGTCAGCAGTTCAGCGTAACAGTTGGCGCAGCCCGCCGAAACCTTTTCGCATCCCATCCATGGATTGAATGTGTGGTCAGTCCATGCTATGATTGTCTGTTCAGACATTGTCAGCTCCTTTCAGCTGATGATGTTTTGGCCAGTAGCTCGCAACTGCTGGCCTCTTTTTTTGGTCGAAGGTGCACGCCGATGTAACGCGCATTGCCGTCGGAAATTGCTTCGACCACCTCGTGTAGGGTAGCATATGATTCCCCCCAGCACAAGGCGGCATTTATGCCAATATCGTCTAGCCGCCTGCGAAAACTTGCTGGAATGCTGTTGTTTTTGAACTTGCAGCCCAGCATTTCCAGCACCGCATCGTCGGTGGCTCCCCTGTGCATCGTGCTTCCGATTGTCAAAAATACCGTCGTTGGCCCTTGCAACCGTGGCAGGATCTCCCGCCAGTGTTTCCATGGACTCCCGTAGCTGTCCACGTCGATCACGTTTTGCGATATGCCCTGCTCCAGTATTCGCACCGAATCAATCGACAGCCGCCCTTTCTTCGGCTTCAGGTCAACGCCCCAGTATGACGCAACCTTAATGTTTTTTCGCAACTCCTTCCACATGATGCCGCCGCCCTGACAACAATCAAAGACCGTGGCCGATCCGTCGCGATGGTATCGCTCAAGGAAATACCGCCGCAATGCCAGTTTCCCCGCTGGGTTGTGATTGTCAGTCTTTGTGCCTTTAGCCATTGTTTGCCGCCACCTCGCAAATAATGTCCGGCAGCAGTGCCATCTGCTCCACCTGCTGATTGATTTGACCAAAATGTACTGTTGGAATTCCAATCAGCACCCACGTCATCGGTGGTGGTGGCTGTATTGCCAACTGCTTCAGTTCAGCTTGATCTCCAGGCTGAATCACATTATCCAACCCCAGCATCCTCGACAACTCATCCGAGTCAAACCCAGTCAGCCCCAAATCCACGTCGTCCGCGTGCAGGTCCTGCAACTCATTCGCCAGCATGGCCTCATCCCAGCCACTGCTCAGGGCAATCCGGTTATCTGCCAGAATATACGCCCGCTTCTGTGCGTCCGTCAGGTGGCTTAGGCGGATGCAGGGGACTGTCTGCAGTTTCAGCAGGCTTGCGGCCATCACCCGGCCATGTCCGGCAATGATGCCGTTTTGGCCGTCAATCAACACGGGATTGCAGAACCCGAACTCCTGAATGCTGCCGGCAATCTGAGCCACCTGGGAATCGCTGTGCGTGCGGGCATTGCGGGCATACGGAATCAGGTCAGCGGTTGGGACCTGCTCCAGTTTCCCGCCTGCCCCTTTCCCCGTTTTTTCACTGGTTTCAGCCACAAGTAGTATCCCCGCCAAAAATTTCCTTATGCGCAAAAAAAGTCATCAGTTGGAAACC